GGGTTTTTCTTTTTAAAAATATCCAACTCAGACATTGACATCATTTCTGTAGTCACTTCTCCTGTTTTAGTGTTTTCAAAATCATATGTTGGCATTATTTACTCCAAAAATTTAAGTATAGTAAATACGGTACTAAGATAGGATATACAATATGTTCTATCAGTTCATATACTACAAATACTGATAAAACAATTGCCCATATTTTAGATGTTTTGGCTTTGTCTGATACATAAGCAAAAAATCTACTGTGATAGCTTCCTATCTTAGCAATAATTTTATTCATTCGCTTTAAATGGGTCTTTCTTCTTAAAATATTTATTTAATACTTCAAGTTGGTCGTGGTATTCAGCAATGATTTTTAATTCTTTTTCAATTGCTTCTAAAATATCTGGATGTTCACCAACACCAGCTGCATTTTTTAAATAAACCTCAACATTCATTGAGTGTTTAGCAATGTGGCCTTTAGCGTGTTGTTCAATCGCTTCAATCATATTTTCTCTATTATATACTGACATTCTTTACTCCTTCTTTATACCATTCTGGTGTTTTTGCTGGACTTTTCCAAGTAGCAAATCTTTTCTTTTCTAGTATGTAATACTTTCTGTAACTAGCAACTCCATCACCTGGTACTTTGCAATGTTCAGGCATAGCAGGTTTAATAGGTGTTGCAATTTTATTTATCTTTGCATTTTTTGGTGGGGTTTTAAGTAATTGACCTAGTTTTTGTACGGCTAAATGGTCTTTTGTGTGGCCGTATCTTTTCTTCCACTCTTCATTTAAAGCAATAAAGTGATTATATAACCACATATAATTGTATGCACTTTCAAATAACCATTGTGTACTAGGGTGTTTAATCCAACCAGCTTTGTACAATATAGCGTCCATATTATTATTAGGATGTTTCCACCTTTTAATCTTTCTACCATTGGCTGTCTTATCATAATACTCAGTACCGTCTTGTACACGGTGGCAAGTTGATAATAACTGTGCTGATTCTAAAATCATTTTAGTCACATGCTTGTCACAGGACATTTCAGCAGCTTTGATAGGGTCTTTGTCAAGGTAAAAAATATTCATAATATATCCTAATGTAAGTTTGCTCTGTATAAATCCATTCTATCGTATTTTATACATAATTTTTGCCACACACTGAACCAATAATTTTTAGCCCAATCTGTAGTTGAATTCTTACAGGTTTCCATAACCTTATTAATTCTATTTTCAGTTTCTAGTTTGTCACCCATAAGTCTTTTTAAATCTTCACTTGTAATCATTCCTAATATTAACACTTCCTCACTCATTTGGCAAGCCTATTTCTTAGGCATTTCATTCCATTCCATAATCTGGTCTAGTTTTATACGAATTTCATCAGGATCCAACCCTAATTTTCTCAATTCGGAGGCCCCTAAACTTCTAAAAAACTGCTCATAATCACGGTTTTTTAGGTCTCTTTGACCTAATTTTTTAAAAAAATCTTTGTAAATTTTTTCTCTATCTCGCAAACTTTTCGCTCTAACTTTTGCGTTAGTAGCTTCTTTTTGGTAATCTTTTTGGACTTTTTGTTTGTCTTCCTCTTTTGCAACTTTTCTACTCCTCAATGATATGTTAGCCGCTATCAATAGTAATACAGCCAGAGGGTCAAAGACAAATATTAACATAATGATTACCCACCTTACGGCCTCATCAAAGTGGTCTTTTGCCTCATCACCATAAATTAATTCTGCAATGTATTTAATAGGTCCTACTTCGGCCTCTATCTTATCTTGTTCTAATTGTAAACTACCTTTTTGTGTAGTAAGTTCTGCAATCTTATCACTCGCTTGATTGATTGCCTTAGTTAATGTTTCTCTTTCAGGTGCTTGTTTTTCTCTCTCTTTCAAACCTCTTGTGACATATTCCATATCAATATATTTTTCAAGTGTCTGGTCTAATAGAGTTAATGTTTTTTGTGACCTGTCTATAATCAATTGTTGTTGATTGATTTGTTTATCAATTAATTCTATTTTAATATTATTACTAGATGTTGGTTGCACTTGGTCAAGGTGTGCCTTTGATAAGAAACCAAAGATACCCATAGATGTAATAAAAATTAAAACTACAACAGCAAATGTAAGATATGCTTTTATAGTTTTTGGTACAAGTTCATTACGCCAATTATTATAGAGCCAACTGGCGGCTACAAGTTTACCTACTTCTAATGCACTTCCCATTGCTATAATAGGCATTGTTGCACCAGCAAATAAGGTTGCTAGACCAATAATAGAATAACCTGCCGCTATAGCAGATATAGAAATGGCCGATAAAAAGGTGATTATAATTGTAAACATAGTTTATTTAATATAGTTTAAAGTATATTCTTCCCTAATTTTTTTGATTATGCCTTCAATTTTTACAAAATATTTTTTATCAGCTGCATATGAATCTAATGTGTGTAATAATTTGATAGGGTCATTCTCACCCTTTTTTCTTAATTGCTGATACTTTTCAAAAGCTGTACCATTATTTAGTGTGTTTATATAGTGTAAAACACTATCACACTCGTGTATATACACTTTTACACCCCATTTTTTAGGGTTATTTGATGGTAACATATGGGGTTCCGTCAAATCATAAGTTCTCATACCAAATAAATTGTGCCCTTCCCTCGCAAATCTACTTGTACCCCAACCACTTTCTAATGCGGCCTGAGCTAATAACAATTCTCTATTTACAGATTGTAAATTACCATCACTATGGTAAAGATAATCAACACATTGATTTACATTATCTAAAAATTGTTGATTATTTGTATGTTCAAAATCTGGTAGTTCTACCAAACTTCTTTCTTTAGCCTGTAATTGGTAATTGTAATAATGATAAGTTCCTGTTATGGAAGAAATCACTATTACAAAAGCTAAAGTGTTTAAAACAATTTTGAAATTGTGCCAAAATTGTTTCATTATTTCCTTACTACAATATATTCGTAACTGTATATTGTTTCGGGTTTTTGTTCGCCGTACTCAGACCAAGTACCAATCTCAATAGGTTTATTTCTTTTTTGGAAGAATTGTAAGTTGGGGTTGTCCATAAACTTACTCATCTTCTTAAAGATTTTTTCTGATTGTTTTTCGGTGTAGTTATTAAGTACATCTGTTGCCCAATTGCCGGTATAGTAAACCATTTTAGTTTCATTACTATTCTCTTCAAAGGCTTTGATTTTATCTGGTACTGTATTGATAACAGATTTCAGATAATGGTCCAATTCTTTGGACTTTTTTGTTTGTTTGTTCATCATATAGGTTCTCCCGTTTCACTTGTTTACAAATCTGCAATTTTGAATTTTTTAATTACATTCTTAGTTGGTATAACTGTTGTGTTACCACCATCTGCAAGTTCGTAATTATCATCATAATTGTAGTCACTCATCAAAATATGAACCTTACTATCTTTTTTTACCAACCAACCAGTTGATACGCATATAGCAGGTTTCATTCTTTCAATATCTTTTATAGTTTTCCAACCAGCATCTGATTGAATATCCTCCCAATACACCAAATAGAAATCATATTGAAATGGTATTTCAGGTACATCATCTTTAAACTTTTTTGATTTAAGTTTAGCCATTGTTTTTATCTTTACTGTTAAAAATTAACATTGTAACCAAACCTGCTAAAAATATTAGCATTAACTCTTTTGGTATAAATGCATACATAATCTGCAAAGTTTCGTATATACTACTGGTTGCACTCATAGGTGCCTCCTTCAAGTAATTTACACTTATATTCTTTGTCAGCTTTTAATCTAATGTCAGCGGCTAAACCCTCAAGGATTTGAGGTAAATGTTTTTGCATTACAAAGGTCATCTGTATTGCAAATTGATGAGCAATCTTGCTCATTTCTGCTTCAAGTAAAGCAGTATGGTCTATGTCTGTACCTTTAATAGTTTCTGATACAACATGGCCAATCACAGCCGTATTATAGTCATTCGCTTTGGCTAGACTAGAAAGGCCAAACCATAGCAGGCCATTCACAATCAAAACCGTCATAATAAATTTTTTCATAATATCCTTTCTCAAATATTTATATTATGTGTCCAATATACACTATCCAGTATATTAGTCAAGCACTTTTTTTAAAAAAAAGCTGTTATTTTATGCGATTTTTGATGGCTGCGACAGTATTGACCAGCTATATGTTCTAGTTTTGTTCTGGTTTTACAAAGTCGGCATTCCAACCAAACGCTTCTCTAACAACTGATTCGGTTAAACCTTTATACATTTTATTCAATGATTTAGATTTCATACCTAAAAGAAGTTTTGCCTCATCTTTATGTAATCCTTCTAACATCTGAATAAACATAGTTTCCTTTTGTGTTTTAGTAAGTTCATTATTTGCACCTTTTACAAAGTACCATAATCTCTTAGCTTCATTTCTAAGTAAACCGTGTTCAGTACCTATCGGTGCCTCATTTGCAATATATGGTGGGTCACCTGCTGGTAAGTCCCACTCAATTTTTGGGTCAAATGCACCTTTCAATACTTGTCGTAAAGGTTGATTGTCGTAATCTCTTAATACTTGA